CTAATTGACCATAACATTCTAAACCCCTGTTTCATATGTTCCATTGTTAATTTTCATTTGTTTGGTTAAAAACAATCGCCCTTCATGGAACAATGTTAATGATACAATTGCTTTTGCCATTCCTAGACCTTGTCCTCTAAAAATACCCTTCATTCCGAATTGGGACATGTCTCGTCCTAACTCTTTCAATGCGTCTTTCACACCAATCGACTTTCCCTTAATTGAACTTGTCTGCATAATCACTTCCAATCGCGACAAAGGATTCGTAGCAATTACATATAAAGGACTCACTATAGAAGACGCAATTAAATTAGATCCAGACTGTCCTAAAGTTGTTTTTGTACCTAACTCGGTTTGTATATATTTTTGAAGTTGTGGTTGTCCCACAAGTCCAAGAACCGCGCTTATAAAAGAATGTCCCATTAATGGAACTGTTCCGCGAAACAAGGGTCTGAAGTTCTGTTCTTTTGCGGTTTGTAGAATTTCGGTTACTGGAACTTCCTTTCCTGTAGTTCGTAAATTCACGCGTTGTTGTTTTTCTACCATGCGAACTGGGTTAATAAACGGTGCCGATAAAATAGACGCAGTTGTTGCTGCGGCAAACCCGGGTTCTCCCGAGTTTCCAGTAACCGCAGTATAACCTAACAAAAATCCAAACTTGGGAATGCGTTTCAATAAAACACCTACCATACGTGGATTTAAACCAGATAATGAAGAAGACATAGGCGCCTTTCTAAATACTTGTTTTGCCTCTTTTACTGCTAGTTCGGGACTAACTGCTTTTCCAGAAGCGTCCTTTGCGTATTGTTGTACCAGTTGTCTATATGCGGTTAAAGGATTGTCACCTAATGTTTGGATTGCCGAACCACCCAAATAACAAACGAAGTTTTGAAACGGAGAAACCCCGTTTTTTTGTACTTCAAAATACGAACTCATATATATATATAGATATACAAAATTGAATTGTAAGAAAAGTCATTGTTTATTGTACAAAATGAATACCAACGAAGAAATAAATGAATTCTTTCAAAATAATGCTTCCCAACGAAGACAAAACGTAGTATTAGATGAATTCCAGCGTCAGTTACAATCTATACAAAACGTCGTTTATTTATTACAAGAAAAATGTACCAAACAGCAGCAACAAATTGATGAATTGAAAAAGGAAAAACACATGAGTTTGTCACGAAAACGCAAAATTATTTTAGAATATATTAATAAACCATTCTGGCCTAAACCGTCCACAACGTTCGAGACATGGATTCGTAATATTTCGATCAATCGGCAAGATTTAAAACACATGTTTGAACACGATCTGGTGAATGGAATCAAACATTGTTTGGAAAGATATTGTAATATCCCCCTTTTACCGATTTGTTGTTTTATTCAAAAACCAAACACTATTTATATTTGGAGTAATGATATTAGTGAACAACCAAAATGGATTTTGTTGGATACAAATAAATATGAGACGTGGTTAAATCGTATGAGTCATCTCTTTCTACAAACGTTTCTTCAATGGCAAATGGATAATAGTGAAACTCTCCAATCCAATGAAGAAGAAAAAGAGAAAAATATCAGCTATATGCACAAAATTAATGGATTAGGTGATAAATATGAGAAAAAACGTCATTTACAGTTACGTAATTGGATTTATGATACATTTTCCAGAGAATTTGAAATACAAGAATATGTGTAAAACCCAACAAAATTGAATGTTTCTTTTGATTTTTTAACGATTTAAACACAAGTATTGATAATAGTATAATGTCATTCAACCCTCCCGACCACTTAGCAAAACTGAATCCTCATCCTCGCGATGAATTCATCACTTTTGATGAAGGACCTCACATTTACACCGTCCATGGCGACTCCAGTTTCACATCAGTGACTACATGGAATCACAGTCACTTCCCCGAGTTCAACAGTGGCAAAATTATCGATAATATTTTAAGAAGTAAGCGTCGCAATGATCCCACTTACAAATATTATAACAAAACCAAAGAGGATATTCAAGAAGACTGGGATAAGAATCGTGATCAAGCAGCTGCTGCCGGAACTAAAATGCACTACGACATTGAGTGTTATTATAACGCAATGGAGGTAAACAATGATAGTATCGAATATCAATGGTTTACACGATTCGTCAAAGATTTCCCTGAATTAAAACCATACCGTACCGAATGGATGATTTATTACGAAGAACTCAAATTGTCAGGGTCAATTGATATGCTGTTCGAAAACCCAGACGGCACACTCCAAATCTATGATTGGAAGCGCTGTAAAGAAATCAGTTATGATAGTTCTTTTGGGAAAGCAGCAACACGCGAGTGTATTAAACACCTTCCTGACACTAACTTCTGGCATTATTCACTACAATTGAATGTGTATAAGAAGATTTTGGAATTGAAATATGGAAAAAAAGTGACGGGGCTCTATTTGGTCTGCCTTCACCCGGATAGTACATACAAAACATATGATCGCATTAGTGTCCCTATTTTGGAAAAAGAAATATGCGATTTGTTTGAATTTCGTAAAACTCAAATAGCATAATTTCCCCCCTATAAGTATAATGAAGTTTTTAGCCCTTATTGTAAGATATTTAAATGAACCCTTTTTTGATGAATTTGTAGAATATTATTTACGCGAAGGCGTGGATACTATATTTGTGCTTTATGATACTGATTCCACTATACATATTTCTTATGAAACGCAATTTAATCCCAGAGTTGTGGTTATAGAATCAAGAAATTTTAAAAAACGACAAGTCCAAGACACAAATCAAGTTTTTTTAAAACATATCAAACATAAATATACATGGGTGATTTTTGTAGATTGTGATGAATTTATTAGCACCATTAAACATAAAGAAACAACCATACGCGAACAATTGGAACATACATATTCAAATGTTGATTGTGTTCAAATTCCATGGGTTATGATGTCTTGTAATAATCGCGAAAAAGATCCATCATCTATTTTACAACATTTAACAACTCGATGGAATCATAATTTAAAACATCCACATCCACATAAATGGGAAAAAGGGCGATGTCGATTTAAACAAATTGAAGTAAAGACCATTTCTAAATGTGCCAAAATAGACGGATTAATGTTACATCATCCAATTGGAAAACAACTTATTACCATGGAATCAGTCAATAACCAACATATACAACTTAGTCCATTTTTCAAACATTTTCGAGAGGAACATATTCAAACTGCCAATATGGTTTGTTTTCATTATCGTATTTTTTCATTAGAATCTGCAAAACGTAAAATGTTACACAATAAGTTGGATGGGTATAAACCGCAAAATCTACAATATTTATTACAAAGTGATCATTCTGAAATAAACGATCAATTTATGAAAGAAAAATCGATTGAACGATTCGGTAAAAAATGAAATAAAAACATCTAATTATGATTTAGTAGATGTTTTCCGCAAAACATTATGGAAAAATATTATTTGGCGTTTGTTCGTCTGTTATTTTTATAGGAATAGTTTCTCTTGGATCTAGATATTATCATTTACCAAAACCTACTATACAAAATACAGTAATTGAAAAAGAAGAAGAAGAAGAAGAGGACGAAAAAGAAATATATATTGAAAAACATCATCAACGATTCTTGAAGTCTTATCATTCACGTATTGATTATAATGAAAATATTCAAAAGGAGTTTTATTTAAAAGAAGAATATGACAACCTTATTGTTCAACCTAATAATATTTTAGAATCCTCGTGGAAACGGCGTATTTTGATAGAACCTACTCCATTTGGTAATATTATTATGTTTTATAATTCTTATAAACAGGGGTTTTCGTATTATTGTGATGTAAATATTCCATATCCTATATTGAATAGCGTTGCGATGAAATATGTATTAAAATATTTTTGTCGCGACTTTTTTATCGATAATTCTATTGTACCTATGACAGCGTCCTCCCCTTTTTTACACATACATGAAATTGAAAAACGAAAGGCAAAAAATAAAAAAATTGATGTAGCAAATGGACCATTCGCAAAATTGAAAACATACAAACCCGAACCCAAGAAAACAATCGGAAAAGATGGCACAAAACAAACAGAAGAAAAAACAGAGGATTTTATAAAAAACAAATTTATTGGATGTGGAAAAATATATCATTTTTCACCATTACAAAATGTTCCCAAAAAAACGATCAAGAAGGATATTCCGATTAAATACAGTTCTTTTAAACAGTGGCATAATCCTGAGCGATTCGATCTGATTCCCGACACTCCTGGCAATAAATAACAAAATTGAATGATTTTTTTCATATTGGTTGATCAATATGAAAAATCAATAAAATCGATAAAATGAATTATCAATTTGAACTTATTTCGACGGTTAATGTGCCTGTAATTATTAGCGTAACTAATAATACCAGTGTTAAAGAATTACGTAGTAAAATTATTGGCGAAATTGTACAAAGCACTATCTTTATAGAAGAAGAAATATTGGATATATTTGTTAATGACACATTATCGACTAATACACTGTCTATACCAAATTCAAACCAATGTATTAAAGATTTTATACCAATGAATCGTAATTACTTCCCATTTGAATCAATTTCTAAAAATACATATAAGGTGTATATTATTGACAGAACATATAGTGAACGCCTAACAAAGTGTATCAATGATCGTAAAAAACAAAAGCGTGAAATAAAAACAAATCACTTTGATTTTATGCTACGAATGATTCCTACATGGAAAAATACTCGCAAATTATTTAAATAAACCACATTCCATTCCTACTCATTTGTAATAGTTTGTTTTTTTAACCATTCTTTAAACCCTATGCTTTTTTCCAAACTAAATGAAGATCCTAGGTGCTCTTTTGCTATGATATATCCTTGTTTTTCCATTTCATTCAGACTCTGAACGTATTTTTCTTGTATTTCGTTGATAGTTTCCATTGTTTTTATAACAAATCCTTTATTTATGTTCGTTTTTCAATTTTATATGAATCGAATAATGGAGTTGTACTTTAGCAAATATTTGGTGTTTTTCGTGTTTATAAAATATCCTTTTAATATAATTAAGAATCATGGGAAAAATGACATATAAGAGAAGAAAAAATGTTAAAAAACAAAGTTTTAAAAAAAGGAAAAATAAGAAAATGAAGGGTGGTACTGAAGGTACTGCTACTGAAACTCCTCCTGCTACTGAAACTCCTCCTGCTACTGAAACTCCTGCTACTGATGATAATACCGAAGGTGCTGCTGCTACTGATGCTAATACCGAAGGTGCTGCTGCTACTGATGCTAATACCGAAGGTGCTGCTGCTACTGATGCTAATACCGAAGGTGATACTGCTATTGAAACTCCTGCTGAAACTCCTGCTGAAACTCCTGCTGCTGTTGAAACTCCTGCGGTTGAAGGTGCCCCGGAAAGTGATGCTGGATATGTACAATTTTTGAAAGAATTAAAAGAAAATCCTGGCGAAATTCTTCGTAAAAAGGTGTATTTGTGGCACGAGGTAAGCGAAATATATATATATGATACTGCTAAGAACAAATGGGAAAATAAAAGAGATGATGTTACTGAAGGTGCTACTCCTGATGCTACTCCTGATGCTGCTGCCAATACTACTCCTGATGCTGCTGCCAATACTACTCCTGATGCTGCTGCTAATACTACTCCTGAAGGTGCTACTCCTGAAGGTGCTACTCCTGATCCTGCTACTACTGCTACTACTGATCCTGCTACTACTGATCCTGCTACTACTGATCCTGCTACTACTGATCCAGCTACTACTGCTACTACTGCTCCTGAAACTCCTACTCCTTAATCAAATATTTATTCTTGATAAATAAATATTTAACATCCAAATGGTGTAGAAGAGGGTTTTGTGTTCATTTCCTTTTGAAATTGTTCATCAATCATTATACATTGATCATTTGTATTCTTCACATAATCAGATTGATCAATGGGTCCAACGGTTTTTGTAAAATTATCTATGCCAGCCTTCATTGATGTTCGTGTTTTAAACAAATCGCAACTCAAATTACACGATTGCTTAGGAATAGAAGGGCATTGTCTGGTTGTGGCGTTTAATGTTTTCTTCTTTATGCGGTTAATATATTCCCCTTGCTGATTTAAATTGTGATTTACATCAGGTTTTACACTAGTGTAAGGTGCGGGACGACGAATCCATCTATATTTCATGTCCAACATTCCGTCGGTGCTTACAACAGATGATTTCACAACTTCATTATTGTTAGTACATGGTTCCAAAGGTTTTACGATTGACATATTGTACGTTCCACAACAACCACCATGACCACGAGGTGTAGCTCCTCGATGAGGAGTTTTGATTAAAGATCGTGATATAGAAGTTTGTCCGACCCAACCTTGATTACGAAACCCTCCGTTTATCGAAAATTGTTGTACATTCACACTCATATTATTATATTTGGCAGCAGTTTTTTTCTTTAGAGCAACAATGGACATTATATATACATGTCACATAATAAAATACACAAAACATTATTTCCCATGTAAATTTTTGGCAATTTGAACCAGGTTTTCCATATGTTCTAAATTAGTCATCAATAATTCATCAATATTCTCGATATTTATTTGGGGTTCTTGGACATTTTCCTCATTGATCGATTCTTCGATTGTATTATTGTCCAAGACATCTTTATTTTCACTGTTTTCTGTGTTTTTTAAGGAAAAGTAAGTGTTTATTTTTCGCATCTGCGAAATGTCACAATTTTCAGTGTTTTTTTGTTGTAAAATTTGTTCAAGTTCTTGGACTTTTAATTCGAGAGTTTGGAATTTCTCTATAAAATATTGTGTGTTGTCCAAGAAATTTACCAACGGAATCGAACCATTCCCGTCGTTTTTTAATAATTCTACCAAAATGTGTATATTTGGAAGAACATCGTTTTTGATCTCTTTTTGAAGGTCCATTTATTTAATTCTATAAATTAAATAAGTGAAACAAACACAAATATTTTACACCAAATATTCATCTTCCTCGGTTTAAATGCCTTTCATATTATATAGATACTCGAATACAAGTGAAAAGGACCAATTACTACCATTCAAATTAATTACATCCCCGTGATCATTTAATAATTTGATATTTACTTTACTAATGTTTACTGGACCGAAATATTTTCGATCATTGTCTTGGAGTGTACCGCCATATTCCGTAAATACTTCACCTTGCTTCAATCCCGAAACCTTAATTGGTATTAAAGCAAACATATCTTTTACAAAGGGTGGATCAGAATATATTCGTGTTGATTGTTTAACAATATTATCTGCTGCTATGATATTTGCTGCGTACAATTGATTTTCTGTTAAACCCATTCCTGGTTGTACGGAATTAAAAATAGACGATTGATTTCGACCGGTTAATGGATCACAAATTCGCGTTGCACTACTGGAATATTGGGGTCTAGTTGCGTTTGGATTGTCACGAACACCTGTAATAAGTCCATCATTCAAATGATTTTGAGTGTAGTCGTTCAATATTAAATACAGATTTTTAAACAGATATAAATCCAATGTCGAATTTCCCATTAATGTAATAATTTCACTACTATCATCGTAGGTGTAATCATAATTTGTAACCAACAAATTGTTGTCGGGAAAAATGGGGTTTAAATATACAGTGGGAATATATCGAAATCCTAATATCCAACCCAAAGTTACATCCCATGTGGTGGCTTCAAACGAATTCGTATTCACTGATTTAATATTTAAAGTTGCAGCCTCGTCATCGTAAAATTTTAAAATATAATCTTCTGCTGTATACACTTTATTAATATTCATTTGCATAACAGTAGTTTCGTTTCCAGCATTATCAAAATAAGAATATATTATAGAAGTTTCTGTTTTAGAATCAGCATTCAATTTCGTATTTATTTCGTTATACAAATAGTAAAGTGGATATATACCAGGAGATATTTCAATATTAAGTTTTTGTACACCATTTGCGTCACTAAGACCTTTAACATTGGATTGTGGTATGAAAGACATTTCATTATTTTTTTCATGTAGTACAGTTACTTCTGAACCTGACACATCTTCTATATTTGACTCATATACAAACAATGTTTTACTTATATCATACATAACATCACGAGATCCCGTTATTCCACTTCCGGTTGATCCTGATACTAAACTGTAACTACTGTCCGTAAATCCCAAATATGCGTTCCACATACTGTTTGATGTAATACCTGGATTACTCGATGTTTGTAAATCTCCACTTGCGTCGAGACTATATCGAATGGTATTATTTGAATCTACCCAATCATTTATATAAGATGCGTCTGTATTTTCATCGGATAATACAACTTTATAATCTTCTTGTGTAAATTTATTGTCTACTGTGGGAATAAATACCCATGATCCGTCATATATATATATTTTACTGTTTGACATATTCAATCCGTTTAATGCCACTCCATCTTTATCAGTTATTCCTCGTATCGACGAAAATGTGGTATTCATCATATCTTGTAATAATTGTGGCGTTCGATAATTACCTGTTTTGAATTCTATTGTATAATCGGGCAATGTTGATATTCCTATATCTGTATATCCATTACTCACATCTTTTGTTTTTACAACAATTTTATTATTTGATTGATCGATTAGAAACGGGAAATCTATATTTCCAGTTCTATATAATGCGTTTTTTGGTGTAGATACACCATCGAATGTACCAACTGGTATGTCAATTATGGTTCCTGTACCAAATGATATGTCGGTCGCAGTATTCAGAGTGGCAGTTGAATGTACATTATATCCAGGAATCCAACCATAACTTACGTCATCAAGTCCCAATCCTGATATATCAAAAAAACTTCCCGATAAATCGAAGATATAGTCAGTTTCATTAAAATATGTAAATATATCAAATAACATTCTACATTGATTAGATCCAATATCATAAAATGCTTCGGCATTTACATAACCATTTGAAATATCATTACCATAACCATTTTTAATATTCTTTAGTTTCATATTTATTTCCGAATTTGTAAAGGTATTATCATATCCATAAACACCGATCAAGTTATTTAATGTATATCCAACCAAATCCTCGGCTTCCTCTTGTGACAGTTCCCCAAAACCTAACCCGTAACCAGCTAAATCGTCATTGTCGATAGTCGTATATCGATTGTTATAACTATTATCATATCCGGGTTTTATACACTGTAGTAATAATGATGGTTTATTCAAACCACCAGAACCGTCAATCGAATATAATGTATGTATTGGTTCATTTTCAGAACGTACTGAATTGGATTGTGTAAAAATAGTATTTTCATCAAACATAAAACATGAATTATTTCCCGTCCATAATGGACCCTGCCATTTCTGCACTCTTACATCTTGTGGCAAATTATTCAATACTTCATTTTCATCTGGAAATAAAATCACTTGTTTTTTATTTTTCTTTTTTATTGTTGTAAAGCGACTCAAAAGTGTTCGTAATTGAAATCGCTGTAACGTGGTAATTGTATCATCTGCGTTTGAAAAGGATATATCATATTGATTCAAAGAAGCATTTGAACTTAAAAAATCACTATTTAGTAAAGAACGATTGATTGCTTCTAATAACGTAGGACGAGTATATAATCCGGATACATCGCCAAATTCTACTGTAAATTTTTCAAGTACATTGGATGATGTATCTGGGGCAGTAGAATATATATTTGGACCATCGTAAGTACAAATCGTAAAATAATTATTGCCAATAACATTATTGGAAGGATCATTAATAACCAAATAAAAGGGTGTATATGGATCAAATTGATTATATGTAACAGAGGATTCGTCTGAAATTTTACCCGTCGCATTATAAGAATATTGATAATTGGAATAAATACTTTCCAATGGATACGCAGAAGGGACACTGGAGACATCAACAATATTTCCAGATAAATCGCTATTAGGTATATTCGAACTGGTATATTTTGGAATTACTAGATCACCATAACCCAAAAATCCGGGTATAGATTTATTAGCATCATTTCCAAACGTGTTTGTTGATTGATTGAAATATAAATAAAAATTTGGTTCATTGTATACTTGTTGTAAATCGAGTGTTAATGTCGTTTTTGATGTTTCCAAGTCATATTCTACACTCGTTGTTCCGAAATTAATGTCAGGATTTTCAGTTTTAACATTTTCAATGGATTCATTAATTGCGAGTATTAAACCGTTTACATCGTACGCACCTGGAGCAATACCTATCGTTAGATCATATACTCCGCGAATACCATCAGCATTTCCTATCAATTGAAAATAATTTGCGTTGTATACATTGCTAATATTATACCATGTGTATGGAATGCTTACAGAATGTAATCGTAATGAGACAACATTGTGCAGTGTTTCTGACAAATTAATAATATAATCGGTTGCAGAAGGATAATTAGTATAATTTCTAAACTGACTGTCCAATTGTAATACGCGTTTTTGTGTTTCTTTTAACAAAGGATTCAATTGACTTGCACCATAGTTTAATGTTGTAGTTTGTAGTAAATTTGTATCTTTTTCTCCCTGAGCAGATAGTTCATTTTTCCCAAAAACTTCTTTATAATCGCTTAGTTCTTTAATTTGTGGTTTATTGTGTTCTGCCGTGTCTCCATTTTCATCTTTATCTATCATTCCTTCAATTATATCATCGCTTTCAAAAAAATGACTATATACGTCTTCAAAAAAACTCTTAATTTGTATTGCTTCTTTATTTTCAACAGAACTATATTTCTCAATTGACAATAATACCTTGGCTTCCAGTTCTCTATCTGATGGATTATTCAAATCCAACATAGCATATAATTCATCATCGCTATATTGTGTTACATCGTATAAATTATTGGTTTCTTCCATTAAAAAGAATGTATAAATTCCATTTATATTATTTTATTGGAATTATACCATTTGATTTATTATTTCATACGCATTTTAAACATATGTGTCATAAAATCTACTAAATCCGGTTTCCCTAATTCTTTTGATCGGGTTGACATTTTAAATAGCATATCCACAGGAAACGCTTTTATACCCGACAGTCGCTTTTGATGCCTTTTTCCCGTAAAACATAATATATCAAATACCTTCATTATTTGCTCTTCTTCTTCATTCATATCATTTCGATCAATACGGGTTTTCCCCAAATATATATATCGATTATATTCCGGATTTTCATATACATTATATTGTTTGCTTCGTAAAACGGGTTGGTTTCTTATCATTCCTATACCCATTATTTTATTTTCACTATTATTCATTTCTAATACTAATAAAACATCGTCACCTGTAAATGAATTTGCTGTCTTAATTGGAACACCATACGCACAACCTAACAATGGGTGATGTTTTTCACGGTAAGATTCGTTTTCAATCCACGTTTCTTGATTAAAACGTGTAGTTACAATACGCGGTTTCAATTCATTACAATAACTTCGCATTTGTTCATTGCTGCGAAGTTCCTTTCTTCGTATACATTTGGATGATTTTTTATACATATTGATAATTTTTATGAATATAATACATAGTGACGACAATCTTCAATTTTATAATAATTGATAAATCAATTTAAATACAAATTATCTGTACTGCATATAATGTTTAGAACCGAACTATTAGACACTGTGCGCAAAATTTGTTCTCCGGGTAAGGGTATTTTAGCCGCCGACGAAAGTACTGGAACAATTGGAAAACGATTTGACGCAATTAGTGTTGAAAATAATCATGAAAATCGATTTTCTTATCGCGATTTACTATTCCAAACAAGGGGGTTAAATGAATATATTAGCGGAGTTATTACGTATGAAGAAACTCTTTTGGATGAAAAAGAGGGAGTAAAACTGATTCAACCACTGTTAGACAATGATATTGTTGTTGGTATTAAAGTAGACAAGGGGGTAAAATCATTATATAATCATGATGAAACGGTTACACAAGGAATGGATGATTTGGACGTTCGTTGTAAACAATATTATGATGCCGGAGCACGTTTTGCCAAATGGCGCGCTGTATTAAAGATTGATGTTGATAAACATCTCCCTTCCGAGATTTCCATACATGAAAACGCGGTTACTTTGGCGCGTTACGCATCTATTTGTATTCAAAATGGATTAGTTCCTATTGTAGAACCGGAAATTTTAATGGACGGAACGCATGATCTCCAAACATCTCATGATGTGTCTGTTCGTGTTTTGAGCAAGGTATATAGCGAACTGGTTAATCATAATGTGGATATTGATTGTACACTGTTAAAACCTAATATGGTTCGTCAAGGTGTTTCATGTACCGATGAAATTGATTGGACAAAAGTGGGATCTTATACAGTTCATGCGTTTCAACAAACCGTTCCCGTTTCCATGCCCGGTGTTGTATTTTTGTCTGGTGGTATGTCCGAAACAGAAGCAAGTGTTGCATTAAATGAAATTAATAAATTCGATGGGATAAAACCATGGCGTCTTACTTTTTCGTATGGACGCGCACTACAGTCCAGTGTTATTACCGCATGGGAAGGTAAGAGTGATAATATTGATAAAGCACAAAACACATTGCTACAATTAGCAAAAAATAATAGTCTTGCGTCGCAAGGTGCGTTTGAAGGGGGTGCGAATGGGGGTAAATCTCTTCATGAGAAAAATTACGTATATTAAATTATCTGTGTTATTTTTTTATGTAATTCGTTCATAATATGTGATTCACCCTCTTTTGTATAATGCGTGTTGTTTTGAAGATATTTTTTATCTTTAACATAATGAGTAGGATTAAAAAAATATTCACAATGTTTTTTAAGTGTATTAATAATAATCTGTCTAGGTTTTATATGATATGATCCAATGAAATGACTTACAAAAAGTACTTTTTTGTTTATTTTTTTTAACATATTTTGTATATCTAAAATATTTTGTTTTAATTCTTCTTTGTTTATTTCATATTTATTATATGAACCATTTATTTTATGTAAATGCTCATTTGATAAATATATATTGTTTTCATCTTGTGTAGTTATTATAGATTTCATTGTAGAGATTTCTATAATAATTAAATCACTTTCATATAATGAATCACAGATATTTCCAAATTTTTCTTCATTTGGAAATATAGAAACTATACTGTCTTTATTACTACGTGTTATTAATGATTTTAATATCTGTTTTATATAGTTTGAGCAATATACAGAACCAAAAAAATTAGGTCCAGACCAAATTGTTCCTTGAGTATCGTATTCAGAAAATAACCCAGTTTCATGGTTTTTATCGCAATTAAAAGGGCGATGAACACGGCAACTTGCTAGAATATATAATTTTCGTTTCATTATATAAATATAAAGT